ACAATTTAATGTTGACATTGCAACTGCCAATACTATGAAACTACAATATACTGACTACGATAACCTTATTAGCACGTTCAAATATACGTATCAAACTTGGAACAGCAATTAAACCATAGATCTTGGTTTGAATCTCCTAGTACACGGTTAAAAATGTGGAGAGAATTCAGACTGAGCCTTGACATAGAAAATACTCTAGAAGTATGTCAAACTGTTGTTGACTGGTGGAAAAGTTCGCCTATCAGTGCAATTACTATAGATCCAGTAGACTATAAAAGATGGCCTACACCTTGGGAAATGTTACACAAAGGAGATTTTTGTGAAAACAGTTTAGCCTTAGGTATGAGTTATACAATATATTATGCAAACAACCGTATACCTAATAGGATGGTTTTTGTACAAAATAAAAAAGATAGCATACAAAAATTATGTGTGCTAATTGATGAAAAATACTTGCTTAATTACCGTCACGGCGTTATAAGTAGTAGACCCGAGTCTGAAACAATTATCTATGACGTAGATATAGACTGTGTGGTTAAGCACAATTATTAAAAAAATAATAAATGAGAGGACACTAGCATGACTGAGATTCACGTAACAAAACGCAATGGTACAAGAGAACCAATTGACTTAGACAAATTACACAAAGTAGTTTTTTATGCAACAGAAGGTATCAATGGCGTTAGTGCTAGTGAAGTTGAAATCAAAAGCAGTATCCAATTTTACAATGGAATTACCAGTAGTGAAATTCAGGAAACATTAATTAAAAGTGCAGCTGACTTAATCTCAGAAGAAACTCCTAACTATCAGTGGGTAGCAGGTCGTCTTATTAACTATCATTTACGCAAACAAGTGTATGGTGATTTTGAGCCAGCACATTTATTTGAAATAGTACAAAAGAATGTTGAAGATGGTTGGTATGATCAAGGACTATTAGAAGCCTACAATGAACAAGAATGGAATGAGCTAAACGATTATCTAAAACACGACAGAGATGAAAACTTTACATATGCTGCAATGGAACAATTCCGTGGCAAATATTTGGTACAAAATCGTGTAACAAATGAAATAAAAGAAACACCACAGGTAGCATACATATTAATTGCTGCAACACTGTTTGCAAATTATCCACGAGAAACAAGACTTAAATGGGTTAAAGATTATTATGATGCAACTAGCAATTTTTATATCAGTTTGCCTACTCCTGTTATGGCCGGGGTTCGTACTCCGCAGCGTCAGTTTAGTAGTTGTGTTCTTATTGAAACTGGCGATAGTCTTGATAGCATTAATGCTACTACTAGTAGTATTGTAAAATATGTAAGTCAAAAAGCAGGTATTGGTGTTGGAGCAGGAAGCATACGTGCGCTAGGATCTCCAATTCGCAAAGGTGATGCCTATCACACAGGTGTTATTCCTTTTTATAAAATGTTCCAAAGTGCTACTCGCAGTTGCAGCCAAGGTGGTGTGCGCAATGGTGCTGCAACACTTTATTATCCAATTTGGCATTTAGAAGTTGAAGACTTACTTGTACTTAAAAACAACAAAGGCACCGATGACAACCGTGTAAGACACATGGACTATGGTGTTCAATTTAACAAACTGTTCTACGAAAGATTGATCAGTAATGGTAATATCACACTGTTCTCACCTAGTGATGTGCCAGGCTTGTACGAAGCATTCTTTGCAGATCAAGACAAGTTTAGAGAACTATATGAAACAGCAGAACGTAATACAAAACTGCGTAAAAAAGTAGTTAGTGCAACTGAACTATTCAGTCAGTTTATGGAAGAACGCAAAAATACAGGACGCATTTATTTACAAAATGTAGATAATGCTAATACCCACAGTTCGTTTAAACAAGACATTGCGCCAATACGTCAAAGCAACTTGTGTGCAGAAATCGATTTGCCTACAAAACCTCTCAATGATTTTAATGATGAACAAGGCGAAATTGCACTGTGTACATTGAGTGCTATCAATTGGGGCAATATCAAAACACCACAGGATTTTGAAAAGCCTTGTACACTTGCAATCAGAGGATTAGATGCACTATTAAGTTATCAAAACTATCCAGTCAAAGCAGCATACAATGCTACAATGGGTAGACGTCCATTGGGTGTTGGCATTATTAATCTAGCATATTGGATGGCTAAAAATGACATGACATACAGCAATCCTGATTTGGCAAAAATTGACGAGTTTGCAGAAGCTTGGAGTTACTATCTAATCAAAGCCAGTGCAGACCTGGCAGCAGAACAAGGCGCTTGTTTGTGGAATGATCAAACAAAATACAGCGACGGTATTACGCCCAATCAAACATACAAACAAGATGTAGATGAATTAGTACCTCATCAAGAGCGTATGCCGTGGAATGAACTGCGTCAACAACTGCGTGAAACAGGTATTCGCAACAGCACACTAATGGCATTAATGCCAGCAGAAACAAGCGCACAGATTTCAAATGCTACAAATGGCATTGAACCTCCACGCAGTTTAGTAAGTGTTAAACAAAGTAAACATGGTGTGCTTAAACAAGTTGTGCCTGGCATTCATCATCTCAAAAACAAGTACGAATTGCTATGGGATCAACGTAGCCCAGAAGGTTATATGAGTATTATGGCAATACTACAAAAATATATCGACCAAGGCATTAGTGTGAACACAAGCTATAATCCTACGTTTTATGAGGATGAAAAGATCAGCATGAGCGAAATGCTAAAACACTTGATGATCTTTTACAAGTATGGTGGTAAGCAATTGTATTACTTTAACACATACGACGGACAAGGTGAGATTGATGTTGACAAACTAAACGAACCTGCTAATATAGAAATCAACGAAGACTATCAAATTGAAGAAGAAGATTGCGAAAGCTGTGTAATATAAGGAAATAAGATGAGTGTACTAAATGCAAACCAAAGAAACAAGCACCTAGAAAGTTTGATGTTTTTAGATCCAAACGGTGGTGTAGATATTCAACGTTACGATACGTTGAAGTATAAACAGTTTGACAAACTAACTGACAAACAGTTGGGTTTCTTTTGGCGTCCAGAAGAAGTAGATGTATTGAAAGATGCAGCAGATTTTAAGAAGCTAACTGAACATGAAAAGCACATTTTCACAAGCAATCTCAAAAGACAAATCTTGCTGGACAGTGTACAAGGTCGTGCACCTGCAGACAGTTTTAATCCACTAGTAAGTTTACCTGAATTAGAAAACTGGGTAACAACTTGGACATTTAATGAAACTATTCACAGTCGCAGTTACACACATATTATTCGCAACGTATACAGTAATCCTAGTGTTGTTTTTGATGAAATGATGGACATTCAAGAAATTGTTGATTGTGCAAGCGATATTAGTAAACACTATGACGATCTCATTGAAATGGGTCAATGGTATAATCTATTAGGTGAAGGTACGCACACTGTAAATGGTAAAAAGATCACAGTTGATTTGTACGAACTTAAAAAGTTAATTTACAAAGCTATGGTAAGTGTAAACATCTTAGAAGGTGTTCGTTTTTACGTTTCATTTGCTTGTAGTTGGGCGTTTGCTGAACTTAAAAAGATGGAAGGCAATGCCAAAATTATCAAATTGATTTGTCGTGATGAAAACGTACACTTAGGTAGCACACAAACACTGCTAAAACTTATGCCTAAGGATGATCCGGACTTTGCAAAAATTGCTGAAGAAACCAAAGACGAAATGATACAATTGTTCATTGATGCTGTGGATCAAGAAAAAGCATGGGCAGAATATTTGTTCAAAGATGGCAGCATGATTGGACTTAACACACAACTGCTAAATGAATATGTGGAGTGGACTGCCAACAAACGTATGACTGCTATTGGATTGCCTAGCCCATACAAAGGCGGCAGCAATCCTTTGCCTTGGACACAAAAATGGATTGCTGGTGCAGAAGTACAGGTTGCTCCACAAGAAACAGAAATATCAAGCTATGTTATTGGCGGTACAAAACAGGATGTAAATGGTAGTACATTCCAGGGCATTAAACTATGATCACATTGTACAGCAAACCATTGTGTCCTTATTGTGAAATGGCAAAGCATTACTTGACAAAAAACGAAATTGAATACGAAGAAATTAGAGTGGATACCAATCCCGAAGCTCGTGAGTTTTTACTAAATGAAGGGCATAGAACTATGCCACAGATTTATCACAACGGAAAACTACTGGTAGCCGGTGGCGGGCAAGCACTTGTTCGTATGGATCCAAATACAGTAAAAGAACTCATAGGAGAAGTTGTAGATGTTAGTGATTTCAAACTTTAAAAAAGGCGATGTAATTACAGTAAAACTAAGTACAGGTGAAGAACTTGTCGCACGTTTTGAAAGTGTAAGTGCTGACGAACTTAAATTGGTTAAACCAACAGTGCTTACACTCAATCCACAAAATGGGCAAGCAATGTTAATTGCATGGCTAATGAGTATTGATGCGCACAACAGTGAACCGGTTAGTGTCAAAGGTAACCAAATTGTTGCAACAGCAAGAACAATCAAAACACTTGCTGACAGTTATACACAAAGCACAAGTGGTATTGCCCCTGCAAGTAGCCTAGAAGGTCTGAAACTCTAATAAATACTTGCATGGCAAGATGGGTACACAGAGAATTTGATCTTAGAGATTGCGGAGCAACAACGGTAACTGTATGTCCTGATGTAAGGGTAAACAGTAGACGTATTAGTATCGATGGTGATCCCAACACTGATAAAGGCGGTAGTCTGATAGCCACTGACACAGTGGGCAGTGTTAGAGCTATGGGAATTCCTGTGATACTGATAAGAGATCCTGCTAATCCAGATAGCAAATGTCCAGGAGATAGTCACTGTAATCCAAGAGCCAAAACAGCAAGTCCTGATGTACGTGCCGGTGGGAACAATAATCCATGAGTTTTAGAGATTTTAAACAAGGTTTGCAAAATGCAAACGACTATTTAGATGCTCAGCATCATATCAGTGGTACTATTGCTGCTGGCGCTGATGCACTGAGAGTTACTAGTCAAGCACAATACAGTTTCACACTCAGAGAACTCTTGTGCCAAGTCTTGAGTGGCAATGGTATGAAATTACCAAATGTGCAACTGTGTTTGCATGCTAACATTCAAGAGTTATTAAAAATTCCAAACATACAAGGTGAGATTGCAGATGCACTAAATCAATTGTTAGGCGGCGTAGAGCAATTTATGGATCATACTAAAATAGACAATGTTTTGGGAAGATTAAACATGGTGTTAGGAGAAGCTCAGAACGTTGCTAATCTTATCAACTTCTGTAGTGCTCCTGTAGATCCAATTGCTATTCCTAATATGTTGGAACGTGCAATGGGCAGTTTCTTAGGAGCCGGTAAACAACTTGCTAATGACATTGGTAGTATGGATCCTGGTAATGTTTGTGCATGTATTAGTACCAATGGCGGATTTAATGCCAGTGTATTCAACGGCGGCGTACTAGGAAATATTGCCAATCAAATCGATGCAATAACAAGTGGGTCGTTAATACAAAGCGAAATTGATAGAATTATAAACGATGTTAAGGGTATTACAGATAGAATTACTAGCTTAGTAGATTTTGAAAACAATATTATTGGTTCTTATTCACCTGGTGGTAGCCAATTTGCAACACCAGACAGCGGATGTAATAGTGAAATTGGTGTGTTGCACAATCCAGGATCAGGACCTATTAGTGGTAATAGCAGAATTTCAACACAATTAAAAAGTTTATACGACAGACTAGCAGCTTATCCAGTGCAGTATAGTTTAGGAAGTGGAAAAGACAATGCTACAGGTCACCAGTATGATGCTAATAATAATCGTATTTTTAATGGAGAAGTAATAGAATATCCTAACATTTTTCATCTGCTACTAGATGATGAAATGCTAAACTTGTTACGTGCAGCTGACAATCCAACACCAACAATTGAAAATCAGATTCCGGTTTATGATTATTGTGGTAACATAATAGGTTACACACAAGAGTTTGAACAACGAGAAAACGAAACAAGCCTAGGAAATACACCAACTGTTCCTAATAGTCCGGGTTATCGAGCAGGCGGGCTAATCACCGACACAGCTAGTCAAGTAAGTGATAATGTGTCAGTTAGTGGTACCACAGTAATTAATAACTTTAATAACACAGGTAATACACTGTATCTAGTAAGTAGTGAACAAGCACAACTTGCACTAAATGCAAACACAGACGACATTGTAATTAGAACTGATATTTTAACAATCTTCACTCGTAAAGATACAGGAGGTTTTAACACAGGAACACTAGCAGATTATCAGCAAGCAACCAGCACATTGTTTGACTTTTTAAACAACTTAAATGTAGAAAGTGGCAGTGGTGTTATTGTTAAAGATGCAGGTGTTAGTAGAGCAAGGCAAGTTGAAGGTAAAGCAGGAGAAACTCGTGTAATCAATGGTGATGGTGCTGGCGGTAACATTAGAGTTGAACTAGAAGAAAATACCAGAATACCAGGAACAGCAGCTATTAAAATACCAGCTGGTACAACTGCACAGAGGCCAAACACAGAAATTGGTGAAATACGCTATAACACAGATACACATAATATTGAAGCATATTATGGAGATACAAATACTTGGCGTAATATTGCTAGCGGTGGTGGTGTAACAATTACAAGTGCTAGTAATCTTGGAACAGGTAGTGGTGTCTTCAAACAAGTTAGCGGAAATGATTTACAATTTAGATCACTTGTAAATGCTGGTGGCATTAGTATTACACAAAATGCAGATGATCTTACAATTACTGATACTATTACCAGTAGTAACGTAGGCGGTGCTAATCAAGTATTCAAACAACGTACAGCAAATAATTTTGAATTTAGAACACTAACAAGCACTGATAATAGTGTTAGTTTTACACAAAATGCAGACACTATAGATATAAGTGGTGATCCTAATGTAAAGAAAACTGCAATTACTACAACAGGCAGTGGTGCAACAGCAATCCAAGTTAACGGAGTTTATCCAGAACCAGCTAGCGGTAAAACTTGGTTTTTTACTGCATTTGCTATTGGTCGTGCAACCACAGGTCAAGTACAGGCATTTAAAATTGAAGGACTAGCTGACAATCAAACAGGAACTACAAACATTGTGGGTAATACTGTGATGAAAACAGATTATCAGCGTAGTACAGCAGATATAGTGCAAGCTGTATGGGATCCTCTAACTGCATATGTAACCAATGACAGTGTTGAATATGACGGTAACATATACCAAGCCAATACCAATGTAGCTTCAGGAGAACTAAGTCCAGATCAAAATGCTAACTGGAGTGTAACCTATACTGGATGGAACTTTAGTGCTGAAATTGACAACGGACTCAAGTTCAAAGTCAAAGGCGATGCAACAGCTAATGTTAGTTGGGATGTAAGAATCACATTTTTAGAAGTATAAATACTGTGTCAACAAAAAAATGTATTTTTTTGAATCTTTTTTGTTGACATTCGAGTCGTCTTGCCATAAACTCTTACTTAGTAAGAAATTATGGAGAGATGTCATGGCACATCGAATATTAAACTATAGGCAAAAGAGAGGCTAAAAGAATGAGGTCTAAAGACACTGGCAATGGAAGAAGAATACTGGCAAAGGTAGAGGTCCCATTAAGCGTA